TAATCCTTAAAATGCCCCCCGAAGGGGGCAAGTGCAGATTAAGCGTCAGCCGCTGCTGCCTGGTAGGCTGTCATCACGCCGTGATCTTGCAGATCAGCAACGTCACTAGAGCCTGATCCAAAGAGCATCTTTTCAATGCCTCGGATCTCTTCGATTGCAACACCTTGCTTGTCACCATAATCAAACTCTTCAGTCTTTGAAGTAGTTTTCTTGGCAATTGCAAAGCCAATCGCTTGAGCGCCACAAAGATACACTGGAGCGACAGTCGCTGATGACGCGCCAACATTACCCACCGCTGGAATATCAACGATCTTCTTGACGATACATCCGTCATAAACGATGTCGCCACCGCTGAAGATTGGGTTATTCTCGCCACGGTCAAGAGCGTCACGCTGCGCTTGAACGATAGTGGTATCAGCTTTCAAATCACGAAAAGCGTCAGAACCGGCGTAAACTACATAGTATTGCTCGTCTTCAGTTGTGCGAGTTGGCATTATCTTGGGAGATGCAGTTTCAGCCATACGCTTCATTAGCGAGAGATTCGCCGCAGAGAACTTTTGACTAGCCGCAATCTGCGCCAAGGCCGCTGAATGATCGTTTCCAGAGTTATTACCCTTCGCACTACCAAACAAAACACGATCAGCGTTATCAACTAACCAAGCGTCTTTTTGAGTCTCACTAGCAGATCCGTATGCAACACCGTTTATGGAAGATAATGCCGCAATAATTTGATCGCGGGTCTTTTCCATAATCCAGTTTTTAAGAACAACACGACCAGCCTCGCGCAATGAAATTGCAGAAAACTGCTCATCAACCTCTGCAACGCGAACACCGTTACGCAGCTTGTTCACTGTCAGCTTGAAAGAACGAGAATTCATGTCCTCTTCATTGCCTTCCAGTGTTGCCGCGCCAACGACACCAGCACCCGACAGCTTGTTGACTAAAGCGTAAGTGACCGAATCACCTTTCTTTTTAGTCAAGTCAGTTTTCAACTGAATGATGTTGTTTTCAGATGTTCCCATCTCGCGCTTAAAACGATTTTGTGAAAGATACTCAGTAAAAAACTTCGCATCCCAATTCTGGACTTTCAGCCCAGCACTTACTGTTGAATCAGCCATTTTAAATTACTCCGAAAATATTAATTTTAGCGGTCAAATATTCCACCGCTTGACATTGGGTCAGGAACGGCAATAGCCTCGCGGTTAGTACCGGCGGCTCTTGCATTAGCGATAGACGGCGTTATCGAGTTAGACAAATCAGCATCAGATTGCACTTTGCCCTCCATCTCAGCCTTTAACTCAGCCCGAACTTGCTCCGTAATCTCTGCCTTCAGCTTTGCTTGATACTCGTCAATATTCTGCATCTGACTGAACTTTTCAGCCTTTTTGGCAGTTTCGTATGCATACAATGCTGGCATCGGTGAAGCGTTCATTTCTTGCACTAACTGCGGATTCTGACGCGCCATTTGCACAAAAGTTGACTCCATCGAATCATAATCTTCATGCATCATTCGCATCATTGCCTGGGATTGCGCGATCTTGCTAGTTTGAATTTCTTCTCTAACACTTTGTTGAAGATGATTTGCAAACCCTGCCTGATCGTCAAGAACATCGGGCGCGGTTGGTGCTGGTTGCTGATTTTGTTTCTCAAGCTGAGACTGCATTTGACGCATCTGCGCCTCATACGCCTGTCTCTTTTCACGCTCATCTAACAGTGCTTGGATTGGCACATTGCCTGTCTCTTGCTTCGTTTTTTCCGCAGATGGCGGCTCTGCGTTATCCTCGCCCTTTGAATCATCGACCTCTGCAACAGCCTTAGTTTCCTCAACTGCTGCCTCAACTGGTGCTTTAACTACCTCAGTTGTTTCTGATTCTGATGATTCGCTTAAAAACTCTTCAAGTTCTGACATGTGTTACTCCATCGACCATGCGGTGTCGTCCCGATACGCCCGTAGCTCGGCGGCAGCATAAAAAAAGGCCGCACTTGGCGACCTCTTTTGTGTTCAATAAACTTTAATTAATTGGTATTAAACCCTGCTGCATTGCAGCGTTCTCAATACCTTGCGCTTGCGCGTCTGACATATCCTTTGCAGCCTTTGCCTCTTTACTGCTGATCTCAGCCATTACTTTAGCTTCTTGCAACTGGTTAGCCCTTTGCTGCATCATCATCTGTTGCTCTGCGGCTGCTTGTGCTTCTGGCGTGTCAGTATTAAATCGCTCCAGTATCCGATCCTTATTCCTAATGTTCGACGCTTCGATAACCATTTCGAAAGGAATTGCATCAGGATTTGCCGCATACATGTTTGTTAACATTTCAAACTGTTCGCCTTGCAATGTAATTTGATCGGGCGCGACATCAAGAATAATATCAACGTCAATCTCCGACACTTTATTCTGCATATAAGCAATTTCCTCATTACGAGGATCAAGAGCGTCGTAGGGCGTACCGCGCTGATCAAACATCTCTCTAAACGTGATCGGCTGGTTTAGGCTAACAAACTTAATATTCTGCTCGTCATCTGTCACCCTGATCCACTTTTGCTCTGACCAGAACTGTTTTATGCGGTAATACATTTGACGATAACAGCGAATCTCAAAAGAGCGCAGCGCGTCCATGACAGGCATGACTTCAGTAGTACCGGCATACTGCCGAACTTCAAGCGCCCTTCCAGACATTGCTTTGTCTTCTTTACCTGTGACGGCAGAGTTAGCACCAATTTGATCAATTTCGTTTTTGGCTTCAGCTAACAGTTGGAATTGACCCATTGCCAATTCAGTGCCGGTATTAACTTCAAGACCTTTGCCAGGATTTTTAATTAACCAACCAGATGGGTCAGCAAGAGCGCGTTTAGCAGCATTAACGTCTTTCACTGCGCCCTCTTCTGCAATGACTTGATTTACCGATAACAAATGCAGTGACTTTGATCGACGCTTGTTGATCTCATCTTGTGGGCTAATCAAGTTGCGAACAAAGCCATATGGACGATTGTTGCGCGTCATGAAAGCATGTTGTATCTCAATCGGATTGCATGGCTCGTTACATTCATCGAGGTACGGAGATAAACGCGGCTCAACCATAAATCCAAGTGAGTTAAAAATGGCGTGATACCATTGACCAGCATCGTTGTAAAACATCTCAATTATGCGCGTTCGATTACGCCCAGCGTCAAACATAGCATTGCGAGGTCGATCATCGTAAGTGTCGCTGATAGCACCATCTGCTGTGCCAACTGTTAAAATATCGCCATCGATGTCGGGAAACATTGCTTTAGCATCGTCAATGTCTAGCCAAATTGCTTGACCCATATATTTGCAATCTTGACCATCTTTTCGAGCGCCATGCATATCAAAAAACAAGCGATCCCACGGTATGTGACGAGGGACGATTTCAAACCCTTTTGCGGTCTTCTCTACCTCAATGATTGCCGCACATGTCCCCTCAACAAAAAGATTGTACGCTGCGTGCGATTTAGTTTGATCGAAGTCGGAGTTATCAGAAACATAGCGCAATGCATCTGTGATTGCCGACGCTTCAGTGTCAGAACCAGGCGTGCGCGGATATGCTTTTACGTCAACTCTACTGCGAATTTCCAAACCAATTAAACTGTCGATCTTTGGTTTGATTCTATTGAAAGTGACAACAGGCTGCTTGCGCTTCTCTAACTGCTTTACCTCATCGTCAGTCCATTGTTTATTGTCATAATAATCCCGATCTAATTCCGAGAGGTCACGGTTCTGCTGCGAGTCATTAACAGTATCAAGATAATATTGTAGTAATTCGCTATGCGTTTTCATGCGACCTTCCAACCGTCCTCATCATCATCATCAAAAACCCGATCCCAGCGATCACGCTTAATTGTGTCTGTTTTAGTCGTGGTTGTTTTACTCACCACCGAATCAATAGCCATCCCCATTAAAGCGCATACGTCAACAGCATCATCATGCTTTGCGGCAGGAAATGCGCTTAGTTGAGCAATTAACCTTTCACCCCAATCGGTGTAAGGAATGTAAACTTTGCCCATTGCAGCCCGCGCTCTGAAACTCTGAGCCATTGCAGATTTATCTGCCGTTCTTGCAAGCCATTGGAAATCAGAATAAATGCCGCGCTCATTGCAGCGTTTAGTTAACATTGGCTCAGTTGCTTTTTGGATAACGCCTTTCTCGCCAAAGACCGACAACGGTTTATGCTCATCAACCAAATCTAGTTGAGCATCAATCCAAACATCAGGTGTTGTTTGACCACTCCACCAATCGCAAAGATATAGGCAATCACTAGCATCGATGCCAAAAACACCCAACTCTGTATAATCGCCTTTGCCCTCAGAAACAGCGTAATCCGTTGCTATATATTTATGGGTAATTGGCATTTTTAGTAAATGAAAGCGTTTAAACCAATCTCTCTTAAAGAAATCGCCTTCATCGGCGCTTGGCGTTTGTTGGTAAAGACTATTCCAATCCCGATTACCGACTAAGTTCATCGTGCGCTTTGTTTGCGCCCACCACTCGTCGCTGAACCATTCCGTCCAGAGATATTCGCCCACCTTCCGTTGTAGTATGTCGTTTTCTTTCGCTTCGGCCTGTAAGCACAAAATAAACCATTCTTTTCCGTCCAATGCTGTAATTGTGCCGCTTTGACCGTCCCATTCGTCGCCCAATATTCGCCCAGCTAGATCATCTTGATGCCAGCGCGTCATTATTATGATTTGCGGAGATCCTGGCTTTAATCGAGTCAAATAATCAGAGTTGTACCAACTCCACACACCATCTCTGACAGTTTGCGAGTCAGAATCTTTGCGACCTTTAACTGGGTCATCAATGATTCCTAAATCGCCGCGTCTACCAGTAATGCCCGAACCTACCCCGACTGCCTTATAGTTGTTCCCTGCCGCAGTCTCCCATTCGCTCTTACTTTGCGAATCTTGCGATAACTTAGTATTAGGAAACACAGCTTGATACTCTTCCGTCCTTACAAGATTACGAACCTTGCGACCAAAAGTATTAGCCAAATCCTGATTGTAATTACCACTTATAACGCTCTTTTGAACGCCTTGCGAATCCCATCGCCCCATCACATAAGCAGGAAATCTTACTGTGCAGTATGTTGACTTAGCAGAGCCGGGCGGCATAAACACCATGAGATTTTGAATAGTGCCATCAACGATTTCATCCAATTTTTTGCAAAGTAATTGATGATGAGTCGCTGGCTTCTCATGCGGAGCTACTGCAACGCTAAAACCTTCAACGGATCGCCTCGCAGCTCTTCGCTCAAGTAATATCTGCGCTGCTTCCTCTGGCGATATCTGCAAGCTCTGCATCACTCATTCCTGTTACGTCTGACACTTTCGCATCTACTTCTAAATGCGTTGACTCACGCCATCCTGCTTGCGTCTTTAACCAAAAAATATTTGCAGTTACATTTCCATCAGTTGCAAGTTGAACAAGGTTTTTACCCATCTTTGCGACTTGCTTCGCACGACCTTTTTTATAAGCGTCAGAAACTTCTGGCTGTCGTCTTTCTATCTCTCTCAGAGTTGTTGGACTGATTCCGAAATAATCCGCTATTTGCTCTTTAGTAAGCACAGCAGCAAGGGTTTGTAGTTCAGTAGTTTGTTTTTCAGTAAAGACTATCGGAGGTTTGCCACCGCCTTCGCCCTGTCTGCCGTTTTTCATGGCTTCACGATTAATTGTTGCCATTCGGTTTTTTTTAGATATGTTGTGCCTGATGCGCTCGTTACACGGACATGCCACGTTCCAGAAACATCAATCTCGTCTTTTACAGGCGTGTAAGTCACATAAGTGTTGGCCGCCATCAATCCTTTTGTTGGAGAGCTATATTGGCTTGTCCCTGTCGTAGCAGCTTTTGTTATCTCTGTACCATCTGGCTTGCGAAGAACTATTTGATTGGTGTTTGATGCAATGTTTTCGCCCACAGCGAAATAAATCGGCTTACCAAACTCTTTGACTTTAAATACTTCGCTGTCAATGTCTGCGCGAAAGTTATGCATTATTAAATCCAGACGAAAAAAAACCGCCTTTGAAAAAGCGGCTTAAATATGGAGAAAACTAACCTATATTAGAGATTCTGTCACATTCTCAGTTGACTGTCTACTATTACAGTGTTTTTTTATACAGTCTTTATGCTTTGTTGAATATCTCTGATAATTTTTTCTTGTCGCATTTGACTTGCACCAAGACAAACTGCGATGTAACGGTCAGGGTTCGACACACTCCAGTTAACAAGTGTTCGCGGCGTTACATCAATCCAATTACAAAGTTCATTCAGAGATCGGAAGCCAAGTTGTTTGGCTAATTCTGAAGGTTTCACGACGATTCCTCTTTGATACTAATACCATCATCAGTCACGCTCAGATGTTCAGTGTGACCTGAGATCGTGTCGTGCTTACTTATTTCGATTTCATCGCTGTCGCCGCTATTCAACACATCTTCTAGCTCAGTCGCCCACGATAACAACATTTCTTGCGATCTGCGTGAGTCGATTAAATCAGCGTCGAGCCAACCATCGAAAACGCTAGGCTTGCATTTTGCTTTTAGTTGATTGACGATCTGCTGCATTCCGATCTCGTTTATTGTGTGCGATTTCATGCTGTCACCTCCCAACCCGATTCTTTAGCGCACAATGCAGAATCATCATCAAAAATATAAGTTGTTGTGCCTTTGTCCCAGTCCTGATCTTTCTCAATACACATTTTTTCGGCCGCGTCCCACGCTTCTGGCGGGAGAAATAACGTGCTTGCGAAATCGTTATAAAGTGTTTCGGCTGTTGTTTTCATTTCTGTCTCCTTGGTTTTTATGTTTTTTGTTTAACTTGGGTACATTATACAACCGCATTTACTGCTATACAAGACATTTACAGTAAATAAAGTAATAAAAGATAATATAATTAAAAACCGAGTTTTTCTTTGATGACAAAATGAATATCAATCTCCATATTGTGATATTCAGACAAAAGTTCATTGTATCGAGGTTTGATTTTTCTAAATTGATGCCTGGTGATATTCAGACTATCCGCTATGTTTTGCTCAGTAAAATTGATCTGCCCTTTACCGTTGCAGTTTGGGCATGATTTTATTTCTGCCTTTTCAGCAACCTCTCCAGTACCATTACAGTGATGACACTGATTAAAACCCAAAGCGTCGCTGAGTGCTGCTTTAGCTAATGTTTCAGCCATTTTTAAATCATCTATGTTTTTAACCCACGATTTATTTCTGGCACTTAGCTCTCCAAAAAAAAGCAAACGGTCGATCACGTTGAGATCGAGACAGAATTTGCCCAATGCATACAAATATGTGTGCGTATCGAATTTCGACATGCATGCAGCAATGTCAGAGGGCGTTATTTTGCTCTGCGATGTCGATTTAATCGAAATGTCAAACGGAGAGCCAGCGGTTAAATAAGCTAGAAATTCACTCATTTTTTATGTTTTGGTTCTTTTGATTTTAAAATTGCAATTAAAAAAGCAATAGCTCTTCTAACATCAGCATCATCCACATTATTAGATGCTTGGACGCTCACCGTTTTGGTCATCAGACCTGTATCTTGATCTAGCCAACTCATTTGCAATTCCATCAACTCCAATCCTCAAAATCTAATCTGCCTGTCTCACCTTTCGACCGAGCCTCTAATTGCAGCTTATGCTGCTCCCGATAATGTTTTGCCACTAATTTCTGATCTCTTTTGACAGTTCTACCGAATTTTATATCCTGTGCTTTCTCGTTTAATATTTCGTATAGTCCATCCCCCAACTTGTATAGCTGCCTTTCTTTATGTTCGTGCGGGTTCGCGGTGAGGTGCATGTGACACCCATAACACAGCGCCTCGCAATTCTCTGAGTTAAACCGAGTACTCCATTTGCCCCTGCCGTGGTAATGGCTGCAGTGCAGACCCATTCTTTTGTCGTCTGGCGTGTCCCTGCCGCACCTTTCACATTGCCAAGAAACACGCTCTCT